ATGCCGATCATCTTAAGTTTTTCAAAGACAAGTTACAAAACCGGTAAACAGCTTTTATCGTTAGCTAAGTTTTGCGGTGGAGATATGTTTTCACGCAAATATAAACTGACTTCCGCCATGGAGACCAACGATATCGGAACTTATGCTGTATTAAAAGTTACGCCTGTCGGAGCTGTCACACCTGAAGAATACGATATTTGCGAGCATTTATGGAACGAGTTCTCGGCTAAGGTTGATAATATCCAGGTTCATGAAGAGACAACAGACGATATACCGTTTTAATTCAGTAAAAGCGGAGATACAAAATGATTAATATCGCATTAAGTTACGCTAAACGGGGATGGTACGTATTCCCTGTTACGAACAAAAAAGTTCCGTTCCCGAATACTCACGGGCATAAAGAAGCGACTACCGATGAGGCTAAAATACGATCATTATGGAAAAGGTTCCCGAACGCTAATGTTGCTATAGCGACCGGCCGTAAGTCTGGCATATTTGTTTTAGATGTTGATGTGAAAGATTGCAAAGTCGGTGATGAATCGCTGTTCGCTCTGGAGAAAAAATACGGGTCTTTGCCGGATTCTGTCGAATGTATTACTTGGTCTGGAGGTAGACAGATATATTTTAAGTATCCGCAAAATTTGGAAATACTTAATTCACAAGGCAAGGTCGGCAAAGACCTCGATATCCGAGGTGAAGGCGGATATGTTGTCGCTCCGGGTAGTATTGTTAATGGCAAACGGTATGAATGGGAGATTGCGCATCAGCCTGACGATACGCCTGTCGCTGATGCCCCTGATTGGCTTATTGACAAATGTGTTGAGAATAGTAGAACGGATAAATATAAATTGCCTGACGGTGAAATTCCTCAAGGTAAACAAGATAGTGAAATGTTTCGCTTTACATGTTCGCTGAAAACACAAGGTTTTACATCGGAAATGATCAGGGGCGCATTAAGGGAAGCTCTCAAAAAATGTCCGCAAAATCCCAGACAACCTTTTACGGAAAATGATATTGAACGTTGGATTAGAAGCGCATTCAGATATAAAGATGAAAAGCCAAAAAATGAGAAAGGAAAGCGCAGTGACGGTTCACGTAATAAAGGCAAAGGTATTAATGAACTGGAGATTGCGACTGTCATCATTAAGAAATATACCATTATTTATTCTGAGGAGGGAAAGTTTTTCCGGTATTTGGACGGATATTATCAGTATTTAAGCGAGAACGCCCTTGTGAACCTAATAACGCATGAATACGGCTGTCTGAAAAATAACGTCATTAATCTCGTTATTCGGTATATCAAAGCGAAGGCCGAGATCAAGGCGGACATGTTAAATAATGATGATTCCCTGAATCTTGAAAACGGGCTTTTCGACCTTAAGACATTTCAGCTTAAAACTCATTCACCAGATGTTTATTCGACAATTCGACTTAATGTGAAATACGATGAGTTTGCGGATTGCCCTTTGTGGAAAGAAGCGGTTCAGACAATTCTCGGCAATGAAGATTACATAAACGTTATTCAAGAGTTTTTTGGATTATGTATGACTCGTGAAACATATGATAAAGCTCTATTTCTTGTTGGTGAAGGGAATAATGGCAAATCAACACTATTGGACGTTCTTAAAGGTATATTAGGAACTGAAAACACATGTGAGGTGCAGCTTGAACAGTTGGAGAAATCTCATTATGTGGCGCAGTTGCATAATAAAATCTTAAATATCGCTACGGAAATTGGTGCTAAAGGAACCGTATGCGATGAAATGTTTAAGAAAATTGTAGCCCATGATTATGTTATGGGCGACCATAAATTCGGCCATCCGTTTTCGTTCCGCCCCATGTGCAAACTGATATTCGCCACAAACGATATGCCCCGAACTGATGATAAATCACGAGCTTTTTACCGCAGGCTTATAATCGTTCCGTTTACCAAAGAGTTTAATGATTCAAATAATAAACATAAGTATTACCGAACCCTTCTGAATGAACGTAACGGTATATTTAACTGGATGGTGGAAGGATTGAAACGCTTGAAAAAACGAGATAGGTTTGAGGTCGGAAATAACATAATTCAGCAGATCGAATCATATAAGGCTGAGAATAATCCGATACTCAGCTTTATTGAAGAACGGTGTATTGTAAATCCTGGAGCCATTATTAGCAAAAGGGATTTATATAACGAATATAAGAATTACTGCGATGAGTCTGGATTCAAGCCGGTTAATATCAAAAAGTTCGGTAAGGAATTGAAAAGAGAGTTAAAAACTAAGGTTGTTGAATTGCGTGATGAAATAAATCGCAATTGGCAAGGAATACGAATAAAGAACCTTTATGAACGTGAAGTTAAAGTGCCGTTCTGAGTGGGAGTGAGTGTAATGTGCCAGTATGACTATTTTTGTTGCTATGGCTATTTCCTAACTATCATATTTTTTATAAGTCATTATCAGAACGTAATCTGACTATTATGACTATTTTATTACTATTTAAGTAAATGTAATAAAAAGAAAAAGAGAGGAAGAAAAGATATAAATATTATAATTAATAGCAAAAAAAATGGTCAGAGCTCAAAAATCGTCAGGAATAGTCAGAATGGTCAGGAATGGTCAGGAAAACAATAAATCATTAACAAGCATAAATAAACTCAAATAAGCACAATAAGAAGAGATTTGAATGAGAACAATTAGATGTAAAGGTTTGGATGAAGCGATTATTAAACTTCAGAGTTATGTTGATCGATACTGGCATTTTCAAGTAGACCGTAATGGTTACCCTATTCGTAACCGTATTATTGACGAATCACGGAAAAGAGAATGGTTAAAGGCAACACCAAAAGATTCTTATGGTAGTAAGGATTACAGGGTTGAATTGTGGGTTCTCGAGGGCAGTCCCGCAAAACAGATCGTGATTATTAACCACGCTATGAACCAGATATATTGTTTTAATTCTATGTTAGGCAAAGAACTACGGATTATTTATGGGTATAACATAGCAGTATGAATATAAATCACATGTTTAAACAAAAAATGAATACGACGGTTGTTTTATACATAATTGTTAATATATGTAGTGATATTATTTATAACTATACGTTGCAAGTCGTTGATATTAAGTGGGTCCCTCTTGGGTGGGTGCCTTATGCGGGTAACACGAGGCGCAGTCTCTCAGTGATGTTAAATTTTAAAATCGATGTCATGTCATATGGGGTTGGTGTCAGTATGTCAGAACTGCCGAAAATGTGCTCAAAACAGGCGTTTTTGGGGCAAAAATGGGTATTTTAGGGCGATTTTGCGACTTTTTGAGTGACATCCACTGACATTTTGCTTGTCAGTATGTCAGTAAAACCGGACACAACCGGACATGAAAAATGTCCTAATGTCCTATTGGCGTTCTTTGACAAACGCCTTGCCAACCGCTCGGCCCTATGGTCTACTTGACCCCAAAAGGGAGGGCGGTTTTATGGCTAAGGTGATAGAAAACGCGGTAAGAAAAACCCGCTACATCAGCGTCCGGCTGGCTGGCGAGGAAATTTATGTGGAGAATATCTCAACCGAGGGTGATCTTGTAGACGCGGTCCCGGCTGGTAAGCTTCGCCTGCGGGAAATCCAGAAAGTCATGCCTCTGGGCGACTGGAGTCTGAATATCGAAGAGCAGTGGAAGGATCGCACCGGCAAGACCTATTTCCGGATCGTGGACGCCACGACCGGCAAGCTCCAAGAATCCGTCCTGTAATTCCTTACAGTAAATCAGTTTCATCTTTTCTCTGTAAAAAGTTATTCCATTTGCTAAGCTAAAGTGATATAATGCCATAACTAAAGCAGTAAGCGAGGATATGGCATGAATACCTTTAAACAGGCTGCGATCACCATTCTAAAGAAATTCAAAGAACCTCTTCACTACCGAGAGATCACCCGCAAGGCGTTAGAGGAAGGTTTATTTGAAACCCAAGGCGCGACACCCGAAGCCACAATGAATGCGCAGATCGTGGTTGATATAAAACGCTACGGCGAAAAATCAATTTTTAAGAAAGTATCAGCGGCCACCTATACGATCAATCCGGATTACAAAGAGCCGGCGAAAGAGAAGCCTTCGGCTCCGGGATATAAAGAGACCTATTCTGTTGAGACGGGATATATCGGCAAAGGGGGCGAGTTCCGCGTTTGTAGTGAGCTTCTTTTTAGGGGTTTTAACGCCAGCATCATGAGCGTGGATACCGGCATTGATATCGTAGCGATAAAGGACAATAAACGTTTTGAGATTCAGGTCAAAACCGCCAATCTCAATAGTTATAATACCTACGTTTTTGACGTGCGCAGGACATCTTTTGAGCGTTTCAATTCGAGCAATATATTTTACGTCTGCGTTCTTCGGGACGAGAATAAAACGGATTTTGTGATATTCCCCTATTTGGTTTTGGAGCAAAAACTGCACGAGCGGGCAATACTCAAGATTAATAAGGGCAACTCTTACCGCATGACGTTAAAATTCGCGGATAATAAACTCTATCTCGGAAGGCGTGAACACGAGGTTACGTATTTCTTAAATAACTGGAAAGTCATCAAATAGCGAGGTTATACCATGCAGGTCACACGAAATAATCAAAAGATGCACAGGACGACGCTGGACTTACCGGATGATCTTTATTTCTTCCTAAAGCAGGAAGCGCTTGAACGCCAGAAGCAGAATAAAGAAGCGTCCATCGCGGCGATCATGCGCGAGCTCATTGAAGGATACAGAGCGAAGCGAAAGAGGTCAAAATGAATTCATTTAAGAATGAAAATATAAATCTTCCTTTAAGCGCTGTCTGGCTGACGAACTCGATCGCTGAGTATAAAGGTAAGCAGGAACTTTACGCGAAGCAGTCACCTCAGATTTTAAAGACGTTGCTTGAAACCGCACTTATTGAAAGCGCGGAGTCATCGAACCGCATTGAAGGTGTAACAGTAGATCATGCCCGGTTAAAACCGCTTGTTATTGGCCATAGCAAGCCACGCGACCGTTCCGAAGAAGAAGTCGCCGGCTACCGCAAAGCGCTCGATTCAAAATTCAGACAGATGACAGGCGAATTGGTAAAACGGACAGATGTTGAAGCGCAATGGATTTCGATAGTTATCGGGCTAAAAACGGCGTTGATGGCGTTACCGAACTATATCGCCCCAAAATTAGCGATGCTGGAACCTCGGTTAATCTCAGCGATTTTAAGGGAACACATCACAGAAATTTTAAAAGAGTTATGCGGTATAGATGAAGAAACTATTCAGAGCGAGAATACACAGAATGAAAACTGATTATCTGGAACAAGCACGAAAAGTTAAAAATATCATTCCGGATGTAGTCAAAGAAGCGTTGCGGGTACCTGAAGATATATCTGTAAGCGAATGGGCTGATCGGAGCAGGATATTAAACGCAATCACGTCGGCCGAACCCGGCCGATGGAACACTTCACGGACTCCGTATCTGCAAGGGGTTATGGACGCATTTTCAGATCCGTATGTTGAGGAAATAACCGTTATGGCGGCTTCTCAGGTCGGCAAAACAGAAGCGATGTGTAATATGCTCGGGTATCTCATCGATCAAGATCCCGGCCCTACTCTTATGGTTTTACCGAGATCCGATGACGCAAAAAGCGTATCGCAGAATCGAGTTTTTCCGATGATTAAAATGTCGCCGGCATTAAGACGCCATTTGCCGGTACTTTCGGATGACATAACAAAACTGGAGTACCATTTAGACAGAATGATCTTATATTTCGCAGGCTCGAACAGCCCTGCGGATTTAGCTTCACGTCCGATCCGGTATTTGTTCTTAGATGAAGTCGATAAGTACCCTCGATTCTCAGGGCGTGAAGCGGACCCAATCAAACTTGCATCTGAAAGACAAAAGACGTTCTGGAACAAAAAGACAGTCAAAGTTTCGACACCAACGACAAAAGAAGGGTATATTTTTCGGGAATATGAGCGTTCAGACAAACGGAAATTTTATATACCTTGCCCGCATTGCGGTAAATATCAGATTTTAGTGTTTGCGCAGATCAAATGGCCTTCAGATGAGAAAGATGTGGAGAAAATCAAAACAGAACGGCTTGCGTGGTACGAATGCTGTCATTGCGGGAAACGAATCGAGGATTACCAGAAAAACTATATTTTAACACGTGGTAAATGGGTATCGGATTACGCTGAAATCGACAAGTTCGGGAATGTAACCGGCGATAATATAAAAAGCAGGCATAAAGGGTTCTGGATAAATTCACTTTATTCGCCATGGCTAACATGGAGTGATATCGCTTTTGAGTTTTTAAGATCGAATAATTTTATTGAACTGCTCATGAACTTTGTCAATTCGTGGTTAGCGGAACCGTGGATAAACAAAGCTCATGAGACAATGCCGGAATTTATCAAACAGAAAATCTGCTTTTATCCTGAAGGATTAGTCCCGGATGGTGTAATGGTGTTGACAGCTGGAGTTGATGTTCAGAAAGACCATTTTTATCTGGTGATTCGTGGTTGGGGTGTTGGCGAAGAATCGTGGTTGATCAGAGCCTGCAGAGCAGAATCCTGGGACGATGTTATCTCAATATTGTTCAAAACCGGCTATAAGCGGGTATCTACCGGAGAAATTTTCAATGTCAGGCTTGCGTGTATTGATTCAGGCTACCGCACAGATGAGGTTTACGATGTATGCCGTAGATGGATTCATCTTGCGAAACCTGTAAAAGGAAACGAGCATTTGCCTATTCCCTATCGGATAAGCCATATCGACCGCAACCCAAAAGGCGGAACTTTAAAAAGCGGATTAGCCTTATACCATCTCGACGTCAGCCACTATAAAGACAAAATAAACCGGATGGTTCACGCTGAACCGGGTGATCCGTCGCAATGGCATTTGTTTGACCATCCATCGGATGAATACATCACTCAATTTTGTTCCGAGCGGAAAATAATTAAAATTAACAAGAAAACCGGCAGATCGCATGAAGAATGGCGGTTGATTCAGCAAGGCGCGTCAAATCATTACTTGGATGCAGAAGTTTATGCTGTCGCCGGAGCTGATATATTAAAAGTCTGGCAATTACGCAAAGATGAAATCGAGACTGGAAATGTATATATTCCTCAACCCAAAAGAAAGGAATCGTCATGGGATTTGATGATAAACAACCAGCAGAGATGGTTATAATAACCCACCTGCGATGTCCAAAATGCGGATCAGCAAAAATCTGGGTTTATCATACCGAAAGCCCTGTTCAGTACCGTAAATGCAGAAATTGCGGATTTTGTTTTAAGACGGTAAAGGAATAAAAGTCAAGCTGTGTTAATTCACGAATATTTTGGGGTAGACCATGAACTTATATGGGATATCATCCAAAACAAAGTAATTGACTTAAAATTACAGATAGAAAATATTTTGCGGGAAATTATTTAAATTTACCAAAAGTTGGTATTAAGCCTCTTGAAATATATTTTAGATGTGATAATATGAGGTTATAAGTTTTAAGGGATAATCTGAAAAACAGAAGCCCGATTGATGCAGACAAACTGCATTAGTCGGGCTTTTTTATTTTGCGGTGAGGTCAATGCGAAACGTAAATCAAAATTTCATTCAGGAAAAGAACAAGCAGGAAAACCGCCCGATTTTCCTGTATACGATTTTTGATTATGACAGTAACGGCGGAAACCTCTATTTTTGCGCTTATGACACCAATATCGAGTTTGACGGAATTGAGTACCTTAAATTCTCTATCCGGCACGAACTTATACCGGAAAACACTCAAGGGCAGATAGATAAAGTTAATATAACTCTTTCAAACG